AGATCCTACGCTTGCGCTAGTGCTTAGACCTGTTACATTGACAATTGCGTCCGCGTCAACACTTGCCGTGCCAACTAAACCCGTTGCTGCTAAATTGTTTCCTGAAACAGGAACGACCTGATACGTAACGGCGGTTATGGTTCCAATAGTGCCTGTACCCGCTACACCTGTGACCGCAACATTAGGAGCATCCCCAATAATACTTGGCTCTGTAACACCGCCTATAGCTTCAAGACCTGTTACATCTACATCAATACCTGTGCCTGCACTAATAGAAACAGTGCCTACGCCACCCGTGGCCTCAAGACCTGTTTGTGGAACATAAGCATTAATAACAATACTTGTGCCAGAGCCTACCGCAGAAGTAGCCTCTAATCCTGCACCCAGTGTAACAACAACACCGTTACCTTGTACAACAACAGCGGTGCCTACAAATCCTGTACCCTCAAGACCTGTAACTGGAATGTTTTGTTCTGTCTCGAGACTTACATCGCCTACACCGCCTGTAGCCTCAAGCCCTGTAAGTGTAACACTGTTATTACCTTGTACAGTTACAGAGCCTACCGCAGTCGTAGCTTCAAGCCCTGTTAGGCTGACTGATATATCTTCGCGGACAACAGCAGTTCCAACCTGACCTTGCATCGCTGCAAGAGTAGATTTCTCACCACCCCAAGAGGTTTCACCCCAAGTTAACTCACCCCAACCGTTGAGAGTGTGACCAACACGGACGGGAAGTGCTTCACTCCAAGCACCCTCGCTCCATGTTCCACGACCCCAACCAGTTATATTCGCCATAAGGAAAGTCCTTATGCGATACGGATTATCGCGTTACTCGCATCCGCTGTTGGGAAAACAATTTGAAAGTCACCCGCTGTTGAAGATTTGTTAGAACCAAAATCTAACACAACAACTGTATCCGTAGTTCCTGATCCTGCACCTGTTGTGGTGTTATAGATCAATGCGCCACGAGCAGTAATCGTCGCAGAAGTAAATGTAAGGTCTGCAAAATCTGTCAACGCTGTCGTTCCAGATGTAGTCGGTGTTACGTTTGTAAGCGTACCACCTCCTGCACTGTAAGACCCAGAAGCACTTACCTCGTTAGAGGTTGTGTAATCTGTTGTAGATGCATCAAAAGAAGCGTTGTTATCATACAATGCAAGCTTAAATGTATCACCTGTTGAGTTTGTGAAGTTATGACTTCCCGTAAGCAACTCTTGCTTAAAAGAAGTACACATAAAGTTTCCACTAAAGGCCATGTCAAAGTCTCCTTATAAGTTCAGCCAGTTCGGGATGTCCCGCATCCTTCAATGCATTATACACTGTTGTGCGGTCACTGCGAATAGCCTGTCTCATATAATATTCAACAAGCTTTTCAATGTGCTTTGAGAAAGCACGAGCTTGGTCTCTTATCCCAGGATGGGCGCTATCGGAGACCGAAATTACTTTTTCTACGCATTGCTGCGCTAATTCTTCAGGCGTAAAACCTCGATTCTCTGTTGTTCTAACTCCAACAACAGGCTCGTCTTTTGGTACGCTTATATCTATTTTAAACATCAAGTCTTCTCCCTAAGAACTTTCCCCCGGCGATACTCATCAGTAGTTTCTTTTGCTTCGCCTAACTGTTTAAGCCCAATCAAAGATTCTTGAAAGCGTTTATTATACATAGTCATAACATCCTGTTCACCCTTCATGTATATATACGCTTCGATTAATGCCCCGTACAACATAGACATTTCAGCATTTTGACTCAACCAAGTAGTTCCACTACCAGATCCCGCAGTTAAACTTGCAGGGCGATAAAAATAGTGCAGTTCTGCGGTAAACGTAGTGTTTGGAGTCGGAGCCAATATAAAGTTGTCTACATCGAACACAGCATAATATTTAGGAGATCCTGTGGTTGTAGCATCTGGAGTGTATGTCTGTATAAAACTAGGATCTTTAAAATCTATAAAAAACTTGTCTCCATCTGTCCCTGCAAGGCTAAGAGAAAACGGAGCTAGAAAATCACTAGGACAAGCTAAAAACTTATTACTTGCTGTTGTAGAGGCAGTAGCATTTTTACGAAACAAACTAAGTTGCACGTTTTTTAATATTCGTTCCTCTGCTATTCGTATAAACAACGGAAGATTTGTTACGAAAGAAGTCTCATCATTTTCCGTATAATCTTGAATAGCTGTTTTAAGTTGGTCGTATGTAAAACTCATGTGATCACACTATTGTTATGTTTCCTACCATAGCACTATGATTGGTGCATTGATAGACTAAGGTTGTATCCGAAGGTTCATGAGGAACAATAAACTGGGTTAGTCCCGTTGTAGAGTTATAGTTTTCTGTAACTCCAGTGGTGAAAGCAGAGCCTCCATTAGATGTTCTAATTTGTAAAGGATGACTACTTACATTTGCGGTGTTATCAATAAGATAAGTATGACCTTTGTAGAATGTAAAGTTTGGATTGTCTCCAGACGTAGCGCCAGGACCGGTAAATGTATATGCAGATGAACCATTCGTCCCTGCTACATATGTTGTTACAGGCCCAGATACTTCGTCATTCAACCTTATCCAATTACCACCGTGCGCAAAATATAGTCCTCCAGTTGCATGAACATGGGCTACAGCGCCATGATATGTGGAGGCACTAGGGAGATCAGTTAAAGCTGCGTAATAGAATACAATTTTATTTGCGCCAGAGCTAACATCAAGAAGACCTGCACTATCTATTATATCAGTAAGAACATTAGAACTGTTACCTAATGCAGCATAAATCTCATTAAAGTTGTCATTTATTTTATCCGCACCTACACGAAGCGTATCGCCCGTGCCGTCATTTGCAGATGAACCAATACCTACTGTTTGCTTTGCCATCTTTTATCCTTCGTCAAATGTCTGTGATGTTGAGTCTAATGTAATTGATGTGCTATCAAAAGTTGCCGCATCATCTACGACAGTGACACTACCAACTGCACTTGTCGCCGCTAGTCCAGTTACATTTACAATTTCATTTCCGGTATCAGAAATGGTTACTGTAACAGTACCAACCCCACCTTCAGCAACAAGATTGTTTGGAGGTGTTATTCCTGGTACTTCTCTAAATCCAACAGGATTGTATCCATATTGTATAGATCGTTGCTCTGTTAATTCACTCTCTGGACGAGGATCACGTAATGCTTGCGGATCTGGAAACGCTCTTGGTGGAAACAACTGTGGATGCTTTGGCTCAAACTCATCAGGGCCGACCTTTGCGCCTGTCCACTCTGTCTTCATCTCACGAAGACGGTAACGGCGACCTGACCGATCTGATATACCATAAGCATGTTTACCACTAGCGTAGGCCATTAGACCCTCAGATAACTCAAACTAGGCTGCAACTTCAAAGGTGTTCGACCTTGATCCTCGTCCGCTGCACGTTGGAACTCTTCCTCATACACAGTCTTCAACATCTGTATACGATCTGGTGCTCGTTTCATTGACAGGTAGTAGGCTAACCCCGCCACCATACAAGGATAAAAACGAAAAGGCATGTCAGTAGTATTAACAAGAGCGTCAGCATCTTCTATCCTTCGTACATAATAATAACGAACCTGATCGGTGGAGTTTTCAGGAGTAGACCACAAATACATCACAGGGGTAATCTGTCGATCCAACCAAAATTGACTTGGTCTGCCCTGTGTAGACTTGTTTGGAAGTGTTGCATAATCACCACGACTAATTCGTTGAAGCTCATAATCTGTGCTGTCTCTACGAACAACCACGTCTAAAACATCAACAATGTCCGCAGCTAACGAATAAGAAGAGGTGCCTTGAGTAACAGTAAAGTTTGCTTCTTTAACAGTCCACAAGTTAAGTCCACGGTTAGCCCAGTCAGCAAACATCAGGTTCATAGACCTACGTGCCGTTTTAGCATCATAGCCTGTGCGAACCTCTAATCCGCATCTTTCGTATGCTTCTTCAATTACCTCTGCTACATCGAGGTTAAAGTCTCTTGATCCTGATGTTGTCATATCATCAACTCATATGTGGTTTCTGGTTCGTCTTAACTACGACTGCACCACCGTTTTTATAGCCTATATTATCCAATGCTTTTTGAGCATTAGGGTTTGTTTTAGCCTGTTCTCTCAGTGCTTTTATCCCTTCATTGGGAGCTTTCTTCTCAGAGTTATCCATCGTTATCCTCCTGATTATAAAGATTATCAAACACTCTATTCACATCTAGTGTATAGTCTAAATCACTTTTTGAATAGTGTATATGTTGTGAAGGTCTAAAGTCTGGTGCACCCTCACCTACTGCAAACCAAGCAGGATGTGTCACCCTCACTCGATTATTCGGTAACGCTACTATGTTCCCCGTCCATTCTCCTGCGTCCAACAATTGCATCACATGACTTTGTTTATGTTGTGCCGGATCATCTGCAATCTCACTGTTAGTATAGTCTACAGTGAACAAATATTTAGCGGGAAACATCTCGCCGTTTATTTTAGCTAACCAAGGACATGGTGTAGCTCTGTCTAGTGTGTATACTGCATGATGGTGTGAAGAGCAGTCCCAAGGCTGCGCATCATGTGTTGCCATAGGTTCGGGCCACTCCTCAAGTGGGATGTCTGCAACCAGTGCTGTGATAGGCATTCTTGCCCACATTGCACCACCATGAACGGTATCCTCTTCTTCACCTTCTGCTTCACAACCAGTAAAGATAACCTGAAAACTAAGAGACCGATTTGGAATTGTGGTTACAGCAACAACCATAGCATGTAAAAATTCGCCGTGATACTGTTCATGATTATGAGTGTATTCACGACGAACCCATGCTTTGAAGTAAGGGATGTTACTTTGTAGATAAGGCATTCTAGTTAGAAGATTCCTTTGAACCCTGAACCTGAAACTTGCGCTCCACCAACTTTGCCACCTTTAGCCATTCCCTTGGGTTTGACTTTACCACCCATCTTCATCCCTTTAGGCTTGACCTTGCCACCATTCTTCATCCCCTTGGGGTTGACCTTACCGCCATTCTTCATCCCCTTGGGCTTAATCTTACCACCGTTACGATAGCCTTTCTTCTTCATAGCCATGTGAGTTCTCCTTTCAAAACACTCTTACTAAGCCACCATTAGCCTTTTTATTCTTCCAACTAATCCGTTTCGAGGAAGTCTTTTTCTTTGCCGCAGAAGTGCACTGTGCCATTGTAGGACGACAAGCGGGATAACCTTTACGCTTCTCTCCCTTTTGACGACCACAAGGTTTTCCTGTTTTACAGTCCACCCATCCTTTACCGTCGTTTTGAGCAAACCATGTACGTAAAGAATTTTTCTTCGCCATTAGAAGATCCTTGTAGTCTTACGTCTTGATTCTGATACTTGTCCACAACCAGAGGCAATAAAACCACCGCTCTCAAACTTTTTCTTGGGTGGCCTTTTAGGGTTATCTATAGAAGAAACTATTCCACCTTCAGCTTTTTTAGTAGAGTTTCCCCAGTTTGCGGCCCCTACTTTTCGGCATTTTGATAACGCCCCCGAAGCGTAAGCGGAGGGCCATACTTTGTAACGGCTTTTTACTTTGTGATAACAAGCGTCTTTTTTGCTTTTCTTTTTTGCCATTAGTTATCCCCTTTGATGGAGGCTTGGATACTTGCTGTCGCATCTGCGCCCTTGAGATTGCCATATGTCCTCTCCATCTCTGTCTTTATATAATCAATTTGTGAGGCCATAACCTCTGTTCTTTTATCAACAGCGATTAAAGTCTTTGTGACCCAATCAGCCCAACTGTAACCAACACCTCCAACACCAATGATGAAAGTTGTTACAAGAGTTATCGTGACTTGTTTGTTCACTTTACTCACCACATTTTACAAGACCAGTACTTGGCCTTTAGTTTATCAAGAGTGCCTTTGTCACATCCATGTCTTGCACGAAATGACTTTCTGGCTTTTGGATTAGACTTTCGGATCTTCATATTAGCGTCCCCGAATCTGACTATTTTTTCTTTACCCTTGTCACAAGCCTTAACAACAAACTTCTTACCACCAGAAACCTGACGTTTCGGTTTGTTACATTTCATCTTAGACTTATCGATCTTAGCCATTTTACCCTCAGTAAAAACGGCGGCTCTTACACCGCCGTTTCTTTAACCAAAGAATCCAGTGATTGAGTCAACATTGGTAAGTGTTACATGACACTCATCATTAAAGATCATACCATGATCTGGAATGGTGATTTGATTGTCATCACTGGTGTGAAACACCATGGACAGTAAAGTTGCACCACTAGAACCATTCTTAAACACAACAGCAGGAGAACCACTAGAAGCAGTTTTTACATAAAACGCTTTTAACCTAGTTCGACCACCCTGTAATGTGCCAGTCGCCGTAGCTGTCTTTGCAAAAATAGAAGCAGCCATAATGCCCTCCTATTAGCCAAGGTTGTTGTTTTGAGCATACAAAATAGTAACGCGAACTTCACCCGCATTTGTTGCAGCAGAGTTAGTTACAGTCAAACGAATGTCTGCTGTTCCTGTGTCTTCCCATGCTAATGCTGCGCCTGCTTGAGTAGTCGGATATTTACGACCCGCAGTTGTTCCAATAGCAAAGGTGTTAAGAATAGATGTTGCACCACCAACAGTATCTCCAACACTCAGGTTGGTAGCTCCGCTTGCTGCTGTAATTACATCAATTACACAATCAATAATCTGAGAGTTTGCAGGAATAACAACGTCTGTCACAGACGCAGCCAGTGCACCACCAGATAGATCCGCTGCAAATGTCTGAGACATTACAACTTGACCGACGTTAGCAATGTCGCTTCCAAGAGTTGTACCAGTAGTGTGCTTGATTGTTCCCGCTTTAATCGGGCCTGAAAAAGTTGTTGTACCCATGTCAATCTCCTGTCTTGGGTTAGTCAGTTGCCCCATGCAACTGTCAGGAATGATTGCATCATACAGTACTTTGATTTAATTTAAAAGACTCAATAACAGGGTAGGTAATAATGTTGGATAAACCAAAAGTTGAAAATCATGAACATTTTGAAATAGCCGATAAGATATGCGAACGTGCATTGCGTGGGATTCCGCAAGATAGATGGATAAGAGGAAACCATGAAATGAACGCCATGATAAAAGCATACATGGATTTAGTTCGAGTGATTCAAGCAATGCATGAGGAGAAAATAGAAAAGGGGCAACCGAAGTCGCCCCAATCATTACGGAGGTAATACCTCCCTATATCACAGGTTAGGCTCCAGGTGAACCAAAAATACAACGTGGGTCTGAGAACCCAAAGCTGTAACGTTCACGAGCTTTAAACCTCATGTTGCCTGTGTCGAAGTCTGCTTCCATGTTTGTGGATAGCGGAGTACGCTCAAAGTGGATCATTCCACGAGGAGCATCTGTCATGATGAAGAATGCATCAGGATCAGTTAGGAAGTCGTTAACGGCATAACCGTTTGGCAACATACCCATTGATCTTAGAGCATTTACATCATTATCCGCCGTACCAACACGAAGGTTAGATACCATCAGACGCTCTGCAACGAATTGCAGTTGTCTTGGGATAACCAACTTCATGCCACGTAAAGCAACTTTAAGACCACGCTCATCTACAAATCCTGCAATGTTGATCAAAGCATCTTCAAGAGATGTTTCGTTCAAGTCAGCAGCAGTTGCAGGTTCGTTGGCAAACGTACCACCTGAAGTAAGTGGGTGGGACGCATCACATAACGCAACGCCGTCACCACCTGCAAAAGCGCCTGCGGTAAATGCGTTGTTAAGAACTGAAGCAGCCTTAACTTGCTTTGTGTGTGCCATTGAACGAGCCAACGCACGAGTATAACGTGAACCAAGACGATCATAAAGATTGTCTTCGATAGCTTCCTCAGTAATTGAGAATGCCAACGCTATTGTTTCGTGGTTGTAACGAGCAGTGTATGCTTCGTTAGCGTCGTCAAAATTTACTGCGCCACCTTCTGATTTAGTCGGTGCCGCTCCGAAACCAGACAACATTACTTCTTCTTCGAATGCTCGATCAGAAGATTCTGTTGTATAGATCTCTGCATGTTGGTTTTCGTACCTATCGTACTCCATACCAAACAAGGCGTTGAGACCTGGTTCCAACTCTTTCGCTAATTGTGCGCGAGATATAGCCATAAGTTAGTCTCCTTATACGCCAGTAGTCGATGGAGTTCCGGCTGCAATCGCACCATTTGGTGAATTGAAGCTGTTATTCAATCGAACAATTAAAGGAATACCCGCAGCAGTGAAGTCACTGTTCTCAGGATCATCTTGAATACCGATGATACGGAGATGCAATGCTGCTGTGACAGCGATAGTTCCGACAGCTAACTTAGCTGATGAGATACCAGTGGTTGTTGAACCAGAAGCACCTGTAGCAAAGTTTGCGTTTGCGAACACATGTCCTCGCGCAGTCGCCTCACTGGTTAGTGTGCCGTCTGAACAGATAACAAATGATTGCAAAGGGTTGTCGTAAATAAAGGCTTTGACAGGGAAATTAGAATCCGCGCCAGAACCGGGCCAGTAATTAGAAAATATTTTTTCACCAGTAGTGGACGAAACGTATTCACAACCGCCGAAAACACCTAAAAGACCTACAGAGCCACCCGCAGCCGCGCCAACAATGTCAATAAAGCCAGTTGATAGCGGGATTACAGGAGAGCCTTGATAGATCGCGTTAGTGTTTCCAGAGGCAATACGATACTCGGTCGCACCAGTGGTGTTAGCAGCCTGACCGACTACTCCAATCGGACGTAGTCCGAATGCACCGTTAGTGTTTGCCATAGTAGCAATCCTCTATATTAGTCGGAGTCGCGTTCGCGGCCTCCGAAGGTTACACGACTTTGCCGACTATTAGAAATCGGCATCGAAGGATGTTGTTCCTTCATCAAGTCCTGATCCACAGCAGTCATTTGTTCGCGGGTTCGGCCCCCGTAATACTCGTTTCTCTCATGCGCTGTCTCTTCAGGTATGCGACACAGCATCAGTCCACCTTGTCCGATCACTCCCTGATATTTGCCATCATCGATGACAGGAGCTTCATAGTGAGGATACTCATCTGCACGAACGGGTTCCCATCCTTCACGTAGTTTAGCATGGACGTTCATCTTGTCCTCTTCGCCACGCATTGCAATTCGTATCCATCGATGCACAAAACCCGTTGGGGCTTCTGGTGCTTCAAGGTGACTGGGCGGTGCCCATGGTTTTCTGCGAGATTCTGCTTCTCGTGTTTCGCTTTTACGCGGTGTCCTATCAGCCATTTCTTACTCCTTCACGTATTTGGCGTATTCTTCAAGAGGTACGCCCAGTTTCTTCGCAATTGCGACCTGTGAATGCGATAACTTGACCGACCTGCGCCCCTGTTTGGTACTGCGGGATGCGGAGGAATTAGCAGAAGCGACCTGGGTTCCTCCACCCGTTTTCTTAGCCGCTTCAAACTTGTGAGGGAACTCACTACGAATACGACTATCAATCTCACTATAGTATTCATCACTCTGCGGGTCAAACCCTTCTTCTTCAATAAGTTGTTGATGAATAGCAAAAGCTGCTGTTGTCATAACCCTGTCTTGCCCAAACCACTCGTTTTTGGTTGCCCAATCTTCTGCTCGTGGATCTGGTTTTGCTGCGGGTTGTTGCTGTTGTGCAACAGGTTTTGCTGCGGGTTCTTGTTTTTGAACCTGCACCTTGGCCTGTTGGTCTGCTTTTGTTTTTGCAGACTCATACCGTTGTTTCTCAACTGCAAGTTTAGAAATCAACTCTTGAGCCTCAATCATCTTATCTGTATCGCCGCTCTCGTGAGCTTCTTTATACATCTGTTTTGCAGAAAGAGATTGGGACTCTAAACGATTACCGTATTCGTTTAAGTAACCTGAATCCAAAGACTGAACTCTAGTCTTTAGCTTCTTGTTCTCTTCTATCAATTGTTGAGAAAGTCTAACAGCTTCTGCTTTATCTCGTTCTTCTTGACGATACTTTTCAGTCAGCTTTTTTATGCGATTCTGAACACCCTTGCTATAAGACTCTAGTTCATCTTCCTGAGTCTTCTCTTCTTTTACAGGTTCTTCTGTCTCAACTTTAACCTCTTCTGAAGAAGTCTTCTCCTCCTCTTTCGGAGCCTCTTCTTCAGGGGTTTCTATAACTATTTCTTCTGCAACTTCGTTTTCTTCTGCCATGACCTATTTCCTTACACTTGTTTGACATCATCAGGTTCAAGAATCGTAGCAATGACTTCATCATCATTGATTATACGAACCTCACCACCATCGATCTTGAATCGAGAACCAGAGTAACGACCAATGCAAACCCATTGACCCTCCTTGCACCATGGCTCACTCTTGGGTCCAAACTTATCTGGATCCTTGTAAGCTAACGGGCCAAGCTTCATCACGTATGCTACAGTCGTAGCTACAGACTCACGCTCTCGCACTTCATCAGGAATATATAAGCCACTCGCAGTTTTAGCTTTGCCCTGATACGGCATAACTAAAACCCGCCAACCAGTTGGTTGCGGGAGCCTTTCGAGTAACGGTTTGTCTAAGAGGGACGGGTCTAGCACCCGTTCATTAGCGTCAACATATGCGCTATTCAAAGAATCAGAGGACTTAACCTCTTCTTTTTCTTTGTTCATTTTCTGCGCAAGATGTTCAGGAAGATATAAAGTCTTCGACATCGTCTACGTTTTTCTCCAGCAGGGACTTAATTTCCTCTCGAGCAAAAGAGAGTCCCCGTATCTCTCCTACCGACATTTTATACTGCTCCCAGTCCTTAACAGAACCGTGAGAAAGAGCACTTGAGATATCCTGTTCGCGCTCTTCTAATTTTTTATACAAATATTTAGCTAAGTCAACAAGATCCATTAATACGTTTTTCCCCGGTTGGGATTGTATCTAACATCTCCACCCATAGCAAACTCCTCTGGCTCACCACGCTTCTTACGTTTTAACGTATTGTTGCGTCCTTTGAGTGTGTTGTATTTGGACGTTGGATTCTTCTTTTCATCCGTCATAGCTTCTGACAAAGCATCCTCAATAGATTTCTTTGTTTCTTCTGTTATCCCAGGGAACGATTTTTCCTTCCCTTTCTTTGCGTGTCTAGCAGAAAACCCTGATGTACGTCTTAGTTTTGTAGGTGCTTGCATGAGATTCTCCTCTAACTCAACCACTTATATATCTTCTTAGTCTCTTCTCTACGATGCTTCAAACCATTATACCCACCGTTCACTTTTTTTGTGATAGTCTTTATAACATCGTCGTTAACACCCTCGTCACAAATCTCCCAAAGTTTGTTCCTGTGAAAGAACCAAATGGCTGATTCCATGGGATATTTTGTGGCAACAAGGTCAGGATCTTTCATAACCTCGGGTAGATCCATGTCCGCTGCAAACTGAGAATAGTTATTTTTGCCCGTGCACTGAAGAAAACCTCGGCCTCGGTACAACCATCCTTGTCCCTCATTCCCCATCCTGTCACCATATACACGGTCAGCAAGGGCTTGCGGGTTCCTAGCACAACTCTCAGCATCACTTTCTGTTTTAAAGTATTTACCAAAAACTGCTAATACAGATTCTTTGCTGTAGTTTAAGTTCTCTTCTACATACCTAAACGTACCGCTCTCGTGCACAAGTTGCCCAAGAAAATGTGCCCCACGTTCTGGATTCAAAGCATAGTGATGACAAATTTTTCTTGCAGTATTAGGGCCGAATGCACCATCAGGTGTGGCTCCAATCTTTTCTTGTAGATTTTTTAGTGCTTCACTCATTTACAACCTCTTTTGATCCACAAACACGTTCATACACCATATCATCTGTATAAGCTTCTGCCCACTTGTTTTCAGTGTAGGTACAGAAATACCACAAATCATTTACGTCCGCATTTAGAAGATCTATGATGTCTTGTTGCGCTGATGTTTGTCCCTGAAGGTGTTCGATGTCGTGGACGATGTTGCTAATATACCACACCAAACCAACTAATTGCACTGCCATAGCAAAAACTAAAGCTACTGGTATCTTTAAATCACTCATGATTACCTCTTAAAGAATTTTTGCACACCACGTACACCAAACGATGCAGAGATTGCTATGCCCAAGCTGTAGAAATACCAGTCAGGTGCTTTAGAAAGCTGTTCAAATCCGCTATCTACCCACCCTTCTGTGCCAGGAATGAACGCCAAAACAAGCGGGATAGACAGGACAATTACAAACCATTCGTCCTTCCAACTCGATTGAGAACCTTGTGCCATAATGCGTTCCCAGTCAGCGACTGAAGTTTCTTTACTAAGCATGATCTTAGCTTTGGCTTCTGCCTCTGTAAGTTTTAACTTTGCACTGGCAGCTTGTGCCTGTGACTTTGCATCAAGCCAACTTCCCGCTAGATTGGCTATCGGCCCTATTAATGATTGTAGCATTATTCTTCCTCCATCTTAATGCTAGTCTTCTTGCTTTCAGCCTTTGCGCTATACGCATTGAACCCCATAAAAGCTGCGACCACACCAGAGGCTGCGATTACATACACACTTGCTATATCTGTGATTAAACTTGCTGCTTTGTCAAATCCAAGCACCGAAGCAAGCAAAATAATAAACGGATAGATCAACATTCCTGCCAACGCAAACCCTGTAAATCTACGCTCTGCATTACGTTTGAGGTCTCGATCAATCATCTCAAGCCTGCGATCTTCTAAGGCAAGCTTGTTCCATTCTGCTTTTTCTATGACGCCATTGTTATTAAGATCTGCTTTCTCAAACTCTGTCATTTCTTCGACCTCGCATGTTTAATTGCAACTCTTTTGTCACGGGTGATTATAACAACCTTTCCTTGTTTGTCATATACAATGTATTTTCCACGCCGTTCAATAAGTATCACCGTTCAATTTTTATACACACCACTTTAGAATTTTGGTTAGTCACCAATACCTTAGCTTCTTTTTGTGCTGCATTGCAGGCTTCTTCACTAGAGTAACTACCCACATGGTAGTGGTCAAAAGTTCCACTCACTAATTGTAACCATAATAGCACCCACATGATCACCAACGCCCTTGCCATTTGCCGATGAAATAGAAAATGCAGAACAGGATGCCACCACTGAGGACAAAAATAATAAACCCAATAGTAAAATTAATAGCCGCATCTATTCGCTCCTGCTTTTGGTATAGCTCTTGTTTTCTTTTTCGACGCATATCTGCTTCTATTTGCAGGACTTCTTTCCAAGCACTCGGCCCATAGTTCCAAGAGATATGATCTTTGATCTCGGCTCTCAT